CCCGTAGACGCTGTGGCCCTGACCAGCGCAACAACGTCAACAGCAGGATGATCAAATCCAGTGGTCAGCACGTTCACATTTATCAAGCATTTAATTTTACCGCTCTTAAAATCGGCAATGGTTTTCTCGCGCACTTTGTTGCTGTCGCCGCCAGTGATCACAGCGACCTCAATGTCATGGTAATCAAACTCATTTGCCAGCATATGCGCGTGATCGACGCCGCTGCTAAACACCAGCCAACTTTTGCGATCCTCGCTCAGTTCCACAATTTCTTCAACAGTCTTCCGCACCAGTTCGGGATCAGACGCAGCAGTGGCAAGGTCGCTCTCAATAAACTCACCGCCCCGCTTCTTTACATTGGTCAGATCAATTTGGTTCAGACCACCTTTGCTAATGACAGGCGACAGGTAGCCCTGCTCCATCAGCATATCGATTGGAATGTCATGGGCAATGCCGTCAAATATAGCGCCCTCGCCTTTGTGCAAATACCCTGTGTCGAGCCGATACGGCGTGGCTGTCAGGCCCACCACTTTAATCGCGGGGTTGCACACTTTCAGATCGGCAATAAACCTGTTGTATCGCGTCTCAGTATTTTTGGGCAGCATGTGCGCCTCATCGATCAAGATCAGGTCTGGCGCAGGGATGATGTCATAGGCGCGTTCCCAGACGCTCTGAATGCCAGCAAAGGTGATCGGCCTGTCCAACACCTTCTGTTTCAGCCCCGCACTGTAGACCCCGTAATCAGCCTCTGGATACATTTTCAGCAGGCCATTGGCCCCCTGCTCCAGCAACTCTTTTACATGCGTCACAATCATTACCCGTGTGCCAGCAAATGACATAGCGTCCTTTACGATCTGCGCTATAATGGCCGTCTTGCCCGACCCCGTTGGGGCCACGATCAATGGATTATCTCCCGACTTGCCTGCCCAATAATTGTACAAGCCATCGACAGCTTCTCTTTGGTAATCGCGTAATTCAAATGTCATGGGACAGAACTCTTTCTTCACGTTGACTTTTCTTCATCAAACAAATCACCCAAGGCCGCTGTGCGAAACAGCGCGGGTTCGTGGGCTAATCTTTTCATTTGTTTCGTTTCAAAAAACCCAATGTATTGCGGATTGTTTATCATAAACAGGCGTGTAAACAGGGCAATGAAGTCGTTAGATATTTTGTAATCATCCCCTTTTGTCACGATAGAGCTTTCCCATCGTACTCTGTTAGCAATTAGCCACCCGCTTAGTTTTAAATGACCCCTGTAAATGGCTTGAAGAGTATATCGTTCAAACAACCTGTAAAACTCAGGGTTTAAATTGTGCCATCTTAACCACTTTCTCCCCAAGCGGCTTTTGTTTAACATTTTAAAAAATTCATCCTCGGTCATTGCTTTTCTCCAGTTGCAATCTTTCCCAGAAAATCATCAGCATCCTTCTGTGCTTCCAATATTTTCTCTTGGGTCATAATCGGGACACCTATTTCGTCAGCATCCAAATCGGCTGAGATGTTATCTGCAACATTGTTTGACACACGATCTTTTATTTTATGCCATTCCAAATTTAACGCAAACATGCCAAGCAGCACTGTAAAGATGCAGGCCATTTCTTCTTGCTCAATTTCGTCAGGCAAGGTTAAGTACAGAGCATTCACGATATCCATCATTTCATCTGGCGTCTTCATTCAAAAAATTCCTTCAACCGTTTGTTGGCATCCAATTTAATCTGATCTTCGTAAGTGTCGTAAGACCATTTTGTTTGAGAGATTTCTGACTCCAAGTAATTAATCATGTGATTGATCGATCCTTGCAGCGCATAGTGATCAACAGCAGGGAGAAGTTGAACGCTTAACAATGGACGCCTTACTAAAAAAATAGCATTTCTTGCGGCATTGAGCGGAAACGTAATATTTGTTATTTCAGTCACTAAACCTCTCCCTCAATTCTTCGCTGTTGTCTTGATTACGAATGACGCCCTGTGGGGTCTGATACTCAACGAAATCATCGCCAGCGTCTATGATCTCCCAATCGTCAGGCACCATAAACGGATTAAACAGGTGGCCCCCCGCGCCCTCCTTGCGGCTCCAAGTGCCGTCTTTTTCTGGGGTGCTGTGAGCGTCCGTCCGATCATTAACCTCTGGTAGTTCACCGCCGTGGCAAATTGGAATGTACGAGCAAAAACGACAGGCAAACTTGGATGGGTCGTGGCTAATTTTGCTGGGTGGCTTTTCATCAAAAATGATATTGCTGGCCTTGCTGATCAACATCTCACCCTCGGCCCGATCCCGCTTGATCCGCTCAGAATAAATCTCATCTGTGTTTTTGTTCACGGCAAAAAAATAGCAACGATCAATGTCAGCCAAATGCATTCCTACCTGACACTGCCCCCAGTAGATCGGCTTGCTGATCCTGACGCCCTTCATCTTTGTTTGGGCAAACGACTTGTCGTTCATTGTCTTGAACTCCAGCGTATGTGGCTCTTTGCTTTCTGGAAAGCCAATGCCAATGCCGTCTAGGCTCAAAGCAAAATGACCCCCGCAGGCCGTGTAATTAATCTGCTTGCCCGTTTCTGGATCGACCTCCCACACCTCAACGCCAATCGCCCGAAGGTTTGCCACGATCCGCTCTTCCTCGCGGTCACCCGTTTCAAACAGGCGCAGCATACGCCCCTCAAAGCTCTGTGATAGCGCGTGTCGAAACTGATACCACAATGCCCGACTGCACGGGTTGCCTATCTGTGAGCCGCCCAGATGCGCCCTGTGGCCGTTATCGCGGCTGGCCTCGTAGTGTTCGTAAATGGCCTTGACCGTGGGCGATGGATTGTATTTTTCAAGGTTCATCTTGGCTCCTCTCTATTTGTAAAATGGGGCAGCAAAAGCCGCCCCATCGCAAAATAGATTATCGCTTCCAAGGTGGCGTTGACGATGCCGCTGAAGCCTCCGCAGGGGCCGCTGTAGCAGCACCATTGGTTTTGGCACCTGAGTAGCCCTTGATCTCATTAGAGGCGCTGTACTGTCCGTCTGCGGCCTTGACTGCCACCTTCACCACCAAAGGCTTGTCGTGCAACTCGCTGCTGTCTTGGGGCGTCATAACGCCCGTTGCGTGGCATATGGCCGACAGAGTGCGCTGTGCTATGTCAACTGCAATTTGATTGGGGTTGTTTAAATTCAACCGATCTATCAATTTGCGTCCAGCGTACTGGCCCTCAACAATCTCCAGCCCAAGCTGCAAATAGCTGCCAGTCATCGCCTTGGTTGGCTTCTCCTCGCTTTCGACAATCACTGCCGAATAGTTTCCCGCTGGTAGCGGCTCATAGGTTGCGGCTGGTTCAATAGTCGCTGCGTTAAAACCATTTAGTTCCATGTGATTTCCTTTCTCACTCTGCTACAAAATCTGCAAATGGGTTACGGTCAAACGTGAAGGCCAGAGGCTCACTGATGTTAAACCGATTTTTCGTTACGCTCGACGCCTGTGGGTGGCAGATGATCTCCCGCTCCCCCGTCGAAATCGCACGTTTCTTGTCGCCGTCACCGCCACGAACAAATGTCTTCAGCCTAATCAAGCCGACCAGATCGACGTTGTCGGTATAATTTGGCAGTGACCTCTTGTGCATACGCACGGTGTATCGTGCGAAGGCGTCCAGATCGGGGAGGTCGAGCATCTCAGTATCGGCATGACCGATAAAGATGACGTTCATTCCCTTCTCATACGCGAGTGATCCCGCCCAGTCCCTAATCTGCCTGTGCTTCTCAGCGGCTGCACTGTATCCTGCGCCGTAACCGCCGCCAGCCTGATTAATCGACTTGGCCTTGGGGTCAGCCGCGACAATCTCTGCTTCAATCATCGTGCCAAGCTGGGTGATCGAATCAATTACCAAGGTTTTGTGGTCGTGCTTCTGAGTTGCAAGCGCCTCAATAGCGTCCAGCACGTCCTGTGTGGACGTTGCCAATGGAAACAGGCTGACGTTGTCATTGCCTGCCAGACTGGCTGTGCCGTCCTCCGTCCGAATGAACACCGGGCTTTTGAACATAGCAGCCAATGTAGTCTTCCCCATTCCACCCTCGCCAAACAGAGTGCAGATGATAGGTCGCTGGCCTGATGGCTTGCTCAATGTTTTAAGATCAATTGCCATTATAATTCTCCCATTCTACCTGTGCCATACTTTTTCTGTCTGCTGCCAACGATGACATCTCTTTCAAAATTGCCTCTTGAGTTTCAACAACGTGCAAAAAATCGTATCCATCATGAACGTAATTGAAGATCAACAATGATTTATTGCCGTTTAAATCTTTATCATCACCGCCCCATGATTCTATCATTTTAACGTGATCTAAATTAACAGCGACAACATTTGTCCTTCCTACAGCTTTTGATCGCAAACGAACCCAACATGCCATTACTTAATCCTCCATGCTCTGAAACTTTCATCTTCCTGCTGTTGGCAACGCACCAATAGACCCATGCGCTTCGCTGTATTTCTGATGCTGGTAGCTTGCGTCTGGCTCTCAAGCAGAACACTGTCGCCAACTTCCATTTGACCTAGCAAGTCTTTCCACTTGCCTGATCTGTCCCGTGAGGGTGCCGTCATTGGCACCCCCTTTTCGATCTTAAACATTACCAATCTCCCTTAAATACGAGGGCAAATACCTCGTCCAAAATTTCATCCATGCTGCGGTTCATTTGCAAACTCCAAGTCTGGGTGGTCGCGCCACCGATTTAATTTACGCTCTAGCTTAATCTGTGCTGGGCTTTTTTTATCACCGTTCATCACAGTGACACACGCTATCGCAGAGATCAGCATCTCTAGCTCGACATCAGTCAGGCGCATTAAAGCACCTCAACCTTGACGCCAACTTTGCCAGCTTTGGTTTCAAAGGCAGGCGCGATCTTGGCCCACAACTTTGGCTCATTAGCCAGCAAGTAACGACAGCCAGCGGCATCCGCGCTGATTGTGTGTTTGACTGGCTGCAAATGTTGGGGTATTTTTTTCGATACTTTGTCCCACACAATAGCATCAACTTTACGGCTGACAGGCTGTGTCAGCGTAACTTTGTGGCCTTCAGTTTTGTGCGAGATGCTGCCCTCGTCTTTGACTTCTAGGGCCGCTGCGATCTGCTCTTCAATCGCGTGGCGCTTTGCGGTCAGCGCCTTCTCTTGAGCTTTGATATCCAGCCAATCGGCGGCAAGAATATCGACATTGATATTGTCCATTTCGTTCTCCATTTTTTCACATTCACTTTTTCTACGAGCCGATCTTTACGAAATTTATTTTATGGTGTAAAGCCTTTTTTTGAAAATATGTAAAAAGGAGACTACAATGGACGATATGATACCTCTTGAGACCATACGGGACGCCCTGCAAGATCGACGTTTGACGGTTGTGGCAGAGAAATCTGGACTGTCGCACCCCACCGTAAAGGCCGTGGCGACAGGCAATGAACGAATCAGTCTGAACACTTGGAGGAAATTAAGCGATTATCTCACCGTCTATAAATAAGAAGGTCAAAAAAAATGACAATAAAAGTGGAAGAGTATTGCGAAAAGATGGGTTTTTTCTTGGTCACAATCCCAGCAGGG